AGTGACGCCCCCACTGGTGATGTCAGTGACGTTTCTCAGGCAGAGCTGGACGCGATTAAGCCCGCCATGACGGCCGCTGAGATGGCCGCCCAGGATGAGGCCAAGGCCGCTCCGACGCTCGAGGTCGTTCCCGCCCCGAACGACCTCCCCGCTGAGACTGACAACAAGCATGGTGAGATCACTGCCCTTCAGGAGCGTGTGCAGGCCCTCGAAGCTCAGCTCGCCGCCAAGGAAGCCGAGCAGAAAGCCGCCGCCGAGGCTCTCGCGAAGAATGATCTCCTCACCGCCGCCGGACTGGACACTAAGTATGCCCGGTTCCTGAGTGGCGAACAGAATACTTGGCAGGAGCAAGTCAACGACCTTGCCGCCCTCCGTGGCGCCGCTCCTGCGAGACGCGATCCTGCTCTGGACGCGGATATGGGTGCCGACAGTGAAGGACTGGAGAACACCATCCTCAACATGTTCGGCATGGGCAACTAAGTCCAAGAATCGATATCCCCCGCGTCGGGGAGGGAAGGAACTAGAATGGCCGACGAGTCAGCAAAGTTCATGACAATTCAGAAGATCGCTGCTGGCGACAACGCTGCCGGGTTCCCGAAGGAGGTTCTTGCTCCTATCTGGAAGCGGGCCTTTGAGGGTTCTCTGGTTCAGCAGATTGCTGGCACCACCCCGGTTTCTCTGGCTGGTAACGCGATGCCGTACCCGACCGGCCGCCCCGTTGCCGGTATCGTCGGTGAGGCTGGCGAGAAGCCCGTCACCGAAGTGTCTGTTGGCATTAAGACTTTCACTCCGAAGAAGGCCGCTGCGATTGTTGTCCTGTCCAAGGAGGCCCTCATGGCCAACCCCCTGGGCGCTTTCGACGACCTTCAGCAGCAGCTCTCTCAGGCTATTGCCGACACCATTGACACCGCGGTCCTGTTCGGTAAGGACACCAAGACTGGCACTGCTCTGACCGGTGTTGAGTCCGTTAACGACACTCCGCACGTCGTTACCCTGGACCCCGCCCAGGAGGCCACCGCTGGTTACATCGGCAAGCAGGTTTCCGCTGCTTACGATAAGGTCGTTCTACAGTCCGATGTCGCTGGCGACTATGACGTCAACCAGTTCATCTTCTCGCCCGCTATGCGGTCCAAGGTCGTGAACGCTTCCGACACTCTGGGTCGCCCCCTCTACCAGGGTTCCCTGAACCTGAAGGACCCGATGTCGACAGTGTTCGGCGTCCCCACCATTTACTCGAAGACCATCAATGGTCGTGGCGCTGTCACTGAGCCGAAGATTCTCGGCTTCGGTGGAGACTTCCGCGACAACCTCCGTCTGGGCTTCGTGGAGAACCTGACCTGGGCGACCGCCGACCAGTACGCGGCCGGTAAGGACCTGTTCACCTACAACCTGGTCGCCATCCGCGTTGAGGCCATCTTCGGATGGGTTCTGCGCGACAAGAAGGCGTTCGTGAAGATCGCCGCGAAGTGATCTGACTGCCGGGCGCTGTTTCCCTTGGCGGCGCCCGGCCGGTCTCATCGATAGTCAAACAGGAAGGAGGGGTGATGACCGTAGCTAACCGGCAGTCTGTGGAACAGGCGCTTCTGCGTGAGCTGGAGCCGGATGAGCTGAAGTGGGTTGATGCTCTGCTGGAGCGCGCTGAGGCCCTGGTGCTTCTGCGTATGCCTGATGCGGTTAACCGCGCTAAGGTGGATTACCCCTTCAGGGTTGTGTTGACTGCCGTTGAGGCTGAGAGTGTTTCGCGCGTACTAAGGGCGCCGGGTGGTGGCCTGTACAAGTATGAGACTGAGGGCACCTACACCTATTCGGTTAATCAGGCGGTTGCGTCTGGTCTTTTGGAGATTACTCCGAAGGATTGGGATGTGCTGAATGGTGGCTTTGGTGGTTATGGTGGCCAGCATGCTGTGATGGATGGGTATGCGCAGCGCATGTACCGGACTGACGACTCCCGCACCGCACACGACAATCGTCTTCTCCTAGGCTATGCGGCTAACGCTCACCCGGATGTGCCTGTGGCCCGTGAGCTTGGCCTGGAGCGCTGGGATGGGTGGAGGTTGTCGTGGTAGGTTTTCGGCCCCGCCGTGGGCGATACCTGGAGAACGGCCCTCACGTGGTTGAGGTGACTCTTGCTGTCGTCAAGGAAGGGCGCACCGGTCGTCGTTTCGAGCGGGGCGAGACGTTCACTATCGACAAGGTCCTTGTGCAGCCCTCCGCTGGCAACGCCCTTAAGGCTACCGAGAACCGCGTCATCAGGGGTGACCTGACGGACGAGACCACCTTGAAGGTGTTCGGCACGGGCAGGAAGTGGCCCGGTGGCCCGCACTCGTGGGTTAAGATCATCAAGGGACCTGATTCCCTGGTGGGTAAGACGTTCCAGCAGGCTGGTGAGCCGCTCACCTATGACGCGTCCCCGATGACTCGACACTGGTCAGTTCGGTGCGACACGCTCGGAACGGAGTCGCGATGATTGAGGTCTACGACAACAAGCACACGCACGAGGACATTGCCGAGGTGGTAGCCGGCAAGGCCGAGTTCGCCGCGGCCGCTGCGAAGGTGTTCGCCGAGGTTGAGGCTGCTGCTGCCGCCCACATTCAGACCGGAGAGCTGTCCGCTTCGTTCAGCCTTGAGCAGGGGAAGGTGGACTGGTCCATCTCTCCGTCCACAGACCATGACGCGGCGGTCGAGTTTGGTCACTACGTGTACCAGGATGCTCGTGGCCGCCGTACGAAACGCGAGAATGCCAGGCATCGCACCTGGGTGCCAGGCATCAACGTCATGCGCGGCGTAGTTCGTGCTCATGGGGGGTTCTAGTGGCGTACGTGAATCCGCTCCCATTCATCTACCGATACGTTCAGGATGCTGCCGAAGCCGGGGCGTCTGAGTGGCCCATCCTCTCCCGGATCGTGTGGCGCACCCATGGAGACGTTGATGACCCACTGAATGAGCTTGTGTGTCGAGTCCAGATGACTATCTCGCGCGTCCACCCTTCGGGGCCGACATTCGCTGCGACTCAGATCAGGGCTCGCCTCTACATGACTGGGCCTGATGGGGATGAGGTGTCCGATGCCTCCGACGCCCTGGTGCAGGCCATTGAGAAAGCCTGGAGGTCCGGTATGGTGACCTCCGAAGGCTGGGCCACCTATATCGAGTGGACCCAGCTACCCACGCCCGAAACGGACATGGGGACTACCGCAGATTACATCAACATGGTTTCGTCCCTTCAGGTGACGGCCAGGAAGGGAGCCTGATGGCTAACCTCGGAAACAGCAAGATTCAGATCGCGGGCCGCGGCCACGTCTACTACGGCGTGAACGACACTGAGGCCCCCAACCTTGATGGCTACACCTTTGGTGATGGCACCACTCTTGAGGCGAACGGCTGGACCTGGCTTGGTGACACGTCCTCGGAGAACCTGATCGAGTTCGAGTCCGACGGTGGAGACACCTCCACGAAGCGTACGTGGGACCGTCAGGGCGTCCGCTCCACCCGAGAGGACGTCACTAACAAGGTGACCATCAACGCCGTGAACCTTGGTGAGGACGTCATGAAGGTGGCCTTCCCGGGGTCCACCTATGACGCTGCGAAGCGCGCCTGGGACATTGAGCTTGACTCCTCCAGTGAGCGCGCTATTCTCGTGGTTGTTGAGGATGGCCAGCTGGTCTCCGGCTACCTGTTCCGTCGTGTCGCCCTGTCCGGCAACATGCCGGCCCTGAGCCTCGACAACTTCACTGAGGTGAAGATCAGCGGCACCCTTCTCTCTCCGAACTCCGGGAAGACTCGCGTCCAGATGCTTGAGCCCCGCACCGTCACCGGTGTTGGTACCGCTAAGCCGACCATCACGACCCTGGCCCCGGCCAGCGGCGCCGCGGGAGCGAAGGTGGTCATCACTGGAACCAACTTCGATGGCGTCCGGGACGTCAAGTTCGGCAACACTTCCGCCACGTTCGACAAGGATTCTGCTACGCAGATCACCACCTATGTTCCTCGCGGCCTGACCGTGGGCGCGCAGGACGTGACTGTCACGAACAACGTGGGCACTTCCGACGCGAAGCAGTTCACCGTCAACTGACGGCCTTATACTAGGGTGGCCACCACTTAGGGGTGGGTGGTGGCCACCCTTACACCCCTTCCGCCCCGCTGAAAGGATGCTGCTGTGGCAGACAAGAAGGCCGACAAGCTTCCGGAGTTCTCTACCCTTGATGGTCACGAGATCCTTGTCCCACCTCATGCGCTGCGCCCGTCCGCGCGCATGCGACTCACCTCCGTGCTGGAGCCTCTGATGGGTGACGGCGCCGAGAGCACTAATCTCATCAGCCTGATGGCTGACGTCATGGAGGTCCTTGAGGGTGGCGGCTATATTCGCGACGATGAGGCTTGGGACCGCTTCTACGAAGATGCTGGGCTGGAGGATGTTGTCAACCTGGTGATGGCCTACTCGGGGGAAGCCGCCGGCGCCAAGAACTAGATGACTTCTTCGAGAGTCACCCGGAGGCTGTGGCCGATTTCTGGGCGCTGTACAGGATTGACGTGTACGGCCCGTACCGGGTGGCTCTCGTGAGTCAGCTTCTTGAGCGCCTTCCGCATGAGCCGTGGAGCATGTATCGGGCCGCGGGACTGGGTGGTCCGAAGTGGTTCGGTTATTCTCATGACTCTGAGCGGCTTTCTGATGTCCTGGATCGTCTCGCCTTGATGATTAAGGCCACCGCGGTCAATAAGGCTACTCTCAGGGATTCCGATATGGTGGAGAGGCCGTCAAGCGGGAGCGGGGCGATGGTAGTATCGTCTAAGGATGCTGAGAGTGTTGCCGCCTTGTTCGCGGCGCTAGGTTAGGGGGTCTGGTGGCCGGTAAGGGTACTGTCGGTAAGCTTTCCGTCAAGGTTGTCCCCGACCTGTCCGGATTCGCACAGAAGCTTCGTGCTGACCTGAAGCGTATCCAGAAGCAGGTTAAGGATCTTGATATTAAGTTCAATGCAGAGGTTGAGCTTGATAAGGCGTCGCTCCAGAAAGCCAAGGCCGAGGTTGCGAAGGAGAACCTGAAGCTTCGCACCCATGTTGACGCTGATGGCACTGAAACTGAAATCCAGAAGCTTAAGCGTCGCATTGAGAACATGCGGGCAGAGGTTAAAACCAATGCTCGCCTTGATGAGGATTCGAAGAAGAAGCTTGAGGAGCGGCTGAAGAATATTCGCTCCCAGGTTCGCTTGTCCACGGATGATGGGGACCTAGCGAAGATTCACAAGCAGGTATCTGCTGCCGCTAAGGATATTCGCACTGAGATTAAGCTCAATAAGGAAGCCGAAGCGCGAATACGACAGCAGATCAAGGCCCTGTCGCAGAACATCCCTGTGGGTGCGAAACTGGATGCCGGAGCCCGTAAGAATATCGAGCACCAGCTAGAATCTATTCGCGCCAAGGCTAACGTTGATGCAAACCTCACTGCTGAGCAGAAGAAGAGGATTGAGCATGAGCTAAATAAGCTCAAGGGTAAGGCTACAGTTAACGCCGACCTTGACGACGGTAAGGCTCGCTTTGATCTGGCTAGGCTAACGCGCGACCGGTGGGTGACTATCAATGCTCGCATCGGAAAGGCTTCAATAGCTAGGGCGGCCGCACAGTTGAAGGCTCTCGCGGGCGGTAACGTGTTCGAGTCTATCGGCCGTAACCTGAATGACTTCTTGCGTAACCTTGATACTGCGTCCGTGAAGATCGGTGCTGTGTCGACATTGATCGGCACGGCAGTGTCTACTATTGGCGCTGGTTTGGGCGTGTTCTCTTCCCTAAGTGTTGGTCTCGCTAAGTCTACTCCGGCACTCCTGGCTCTTCCTGGGATCTTCGGCGCCGCCGCCGCTGGCGCTGGTGTCCTCATCGCCGCCCTGAAGGACACGAAGACCGTTTTGGCTGATCTTGGGCCGGCGTTCTCTGATCTCCAGAAGCAGATCTCTGGATCTTACTGGGGGCAGGCCGCCCAGCCGATCCGCGACTTCGCGAACGTGGCTATCAGGGAGCTGTCTCCCGCGCTCAACAGTATCGCCACAAATCTTGGTTCCATGACTGCTGCTATCGCTGGTGCGGCGAGCGGACACATCCAGGGGTTTCGGCAGTCTCTCGACTACCTGGCTCAGGCCCTCTCTGTCGGCTCGACGGGAGCGGCATCCTTCACTAACGGGATACTCACTATGGGTGAGGTTGGTGCCAAGTTCCTGCCGAGCATCGCCCGCTGGGCCAATGACCTTGCGGCGTCGTTCGAGCAGTGGGCAACCAAGGCCGCCGCATCAGGGGCCATGGAGCAGTCCATCAGGTCGGCCGCCCAGGCGTTCGGGACGATGAAGGATATTACGGTCGACCTGGCCGGTATTATCGGCGGGCTCTTCAAGGCGATGGCTGCCGGTTCAGCCCCTATCGACGCTATCGCAGCGGCCTTGGACCGTGCGAACAAGGCGGTGAATGGTCCTCTGTTCCAGTCGACGTTGGCTGACCTGTTTACTTCTATGGGCACTGCCGCTGGGTTGGCGTTCCAGGGCGTTGGTGCGCTCGGTAGGGCATTCGTGTCCCTTGAGCCCACCTTGGCGAAGATCCTCCCCCTGATTGGGGAGTCGATGAAGGTTGCGCTTGAGGGGATCGCTACGGCCTTGGAGAACCCGGCCTTCCAGGATGGGCTGGTCAACTTCTTCAATGGCGTCCTGGCGGCGGTGCAGGCGCTCGCCCCTGCGATGCCTGCTTTGGGTGAGGCGTTTGGGGCTATAGCGACCGTTGCGGGTACGCTGCTGGCCGCTATTGCCCCTCTGGTGGCTCAGCTGGCTGAGGGGCCCGCCCCCCTCCCCCCCCCGCTG